AATTGCAAAATATATAGATGTTGAGTATCAAGAAAAACAAATAAATCAATCATTGACTAATGCAAAGAAACAAGTTATAATTAACAAGTTGAAGAATTTATTGTCTAACAATGCTGACTTACAACATCAGATAGACAAACACTATTATGCCGATCATCAATTGTTTGATCAAGTAAAATTCTATTATTAAAAGGAAAATCATATTATGGCAAAACCATTTGACGTAAGCAAATTTAGAAAAGACATTACAAAAAGCATTGATGGATTAAGTATTGGCTTTCACGATCCAACAGATTGGATCAGCACAGGAAGTTATGCACTTAACTATCTTATCAGTGGCGATTTTCATCGTGGTGTGCCAATGGGCAAAGTTACAGTGTTTGCTGGTGAATCAGGTGCAGGTAAGAGTTACTTTGCAAGTGGCAACATTGTGCGTCATGCACAAGAGCAGGGCATCTTTGTTGTGCTAATTGACAGTGAGAACGCACTGGACGAAAGTTGGCTACAAGCACTGGGTGTTGACACAGATGAAAGCAAACTGCTTAAACTAAGCATGAGCATGATTGATGATGTTGCTAAAACTATTAGTGTGTTTATGGCAGACTACAAAGCAATGGCAGAAGAAGACCGCCCTAAGGTACTGTTTGTACTTGATAGTTTGGGCATGATGATGACACCCACAGATGTTGATCAGTTTAACAAAGGTGACATGAAAGGTGATATGGGCCGTAAGCCTAAAGCACTAACTGCACTTGTTCGTAATACTGTAAACATGATTGGTAGTTACAATGTAGGTATGGTGTGTACTAACCACACATACGCAAGTCAGGATATGTTTGATCCAGATGACAAGATCAGTGGCGGTCAAGGCTTTATCTATGCAAGTAGTATTGTTGTAGCAATGCGCAAACTTAAACTCAAAGAAGATGCAGACGGCAATAAAGTAACCACAGTGCAAGGCATTCGTGCAGCATGTAAAGTTATGAAAACACGCTATAGTAAGCCGTTTGAAGCAGTGCAGGTTAAGATTCCGTATGAAACAGGCATGGATCCATACAGTGGGTTGCTTGACTTGTTTGAAGCAAAAGGCATGCTTACAAAGCAAGGCAATCGCTTAAAATATACAACTACTGCAGGCGAAGAAATGCTGGAGTTCCGCAAAGGCTGGACAGGTGACAAACTTGAAAAGATCATGCAGGACATTAGCAATGCGGATGGACTAAGTATTGATGATATCGCAGAAACAATTACTGCACCAAATGGTGATGTAGTTGATCCAGAAACAGGCGAAGTATTAGAGGAAAACAATGAGTGACGTTGAAGTTGTAATTGACGCTTATAAGATTCTTAAAGAGTATATCCCAGCAAAGGATAGACAGTTAGCAAGCGATCATTTTGTAGAAGATATGCAAGAGATTCTTGATGAACAAGACTTGTATAAACTTGGTGGTGTAGACAAATATCTCAAAGCAAGTGTAAAAGATTTGCTTGGAGAAGAGGACTTCGAACTCGAAGAAGATGAGTATTGAGCCAATACTACAACAGAATTGTAAATGACTTGGGTGCTATTCCAGCTTTCATTAATTTCTATGAAAGTGAACTAGAAGAAGCAAAGCGCGAGTGCCATGTTAAAGGCATTGTAGAAAAGAATATTACTGCATTGCCGGGTATTACTGAGCATCGCTTCAATCAACTACAAGAGATCGAAGCGGTGCTTAACTACCTCAACATACAGCTACGCAAGATCAGACGCAAGCATTTCCAAAAGTATTTGGAAGGATATGCTAGAGCGTTAACAAGTCGCGATGCTGAAAAGTATGTAGATGGCGAAGATGAAGTCATCGACTTTGAAACTATTATTAACGAAGTAGCACTATTGCGTAATAGGTGGCTAGGCATTATGAAAGGCTTGGATACTAAACAGTGGCAAATGGGACACGTTGTTCGTTTGCGCACAGCAGGCATGGAAGATATTAGAATTGACTAACATGAAAGTAAACATTAATGATATTAGCGGTGAAGTTGTTAAACAGGATGATCGCTACACAGTAACAGATAATAAGACACTTAATAACTTAGTTGTTAGCAGCACAGACTTGTATGCTAATAAGAGTACTAGCGGACATTTTCATGCCGGGCAAGAAGAAGTTTACTACTTTATCAAAGGTAGTGGCACAATGGATATTGAGCGCGATACCTTTCCTGTACAAGCGGGCGATGTTGTGCTTATACCAGATGGGGCATTTCATCGTGTGCATGCAGGCGATAATGGATGTTATTTTGTCTGTGTATTTGATGGCAAGCGAGTTCCTTTTTAATGACAATGACACTAGGTGAACAAACGCTGGAGTTTCTCAATCAGTTTGACGACTTTAAGCGCAGTATCAAACACATGGCTGATCTAGGCTGCGGCAATGGCGCCCATTTAGAGTATTGGGCAAACATGCGTGATATTAACGAAGATGGTGAGCCAGGCAGATATCTGGATATTGCGTGTCACGGCATTGATTTAAACTGCGAACATGTCGAACCGCAACGACACAACATTGACTATAAAAACTTTGACCTTAACACTGATGCCCCTATACTAAGTGTAAAAGTGGATGTTGTTTGGTGTCACGATGTTATGCAGTATATCTACAGTCCACTAGAGTTTCTAGGGCGTGTTAATCGTGCAATGACCATGGGCGGCATGCTTTACTTGAATGTGCCTAGCACAGTTAATGTGCTGCAGCATAGATTTCAGCACTATACACCGCCAGGGCATTACAATACATTTACTGTAACACAAATTCTTTATCTACTAGGACTGAACGGTTTTGACATTAAAGATTACTATTTGCAAAAGCGCAAGTTTGAGGACGTTATACAAGTAGTCGTATACAAAGAAAGAGATCCGTTGCCTTATACTACAACTTGGTACAGTATGGTAGAGCAAGGCATTGTAAATGCAAACATGGAAGAAGTAATCATGCAGAACGGCATACTTAAAGATCAAGGACTGGTTACTACTTGGTTAGATGGTACAGTGCAAGATTATAGATGGCATACTAGTTAAGTCATAAAAAAAGCAGCGTTTCCGCTGCTTTTTTATTATCCTAAATTTAAATTAGAATTTAATTGCAAGACCTAGTGCAGTAGTTTTTTCACTACTAGTCTTGTCATCTGTTGTATTTTCAGCAAATGCTACTAGACCTGGTGCTACAGTATACTGTGCGCCAAATGTAATCTCATCACTTGAAACTGTACCAGCTGATTCAGCTTTCATTGTTTCAACGCCAACCATAAGTGCACCAATTGTGTATGTTGCGCCCATTGTAGTTGTGTCTGTGTCAACGTCTGCTGCAGTTGTTGCTGTATGCTTTTCAAATGCAACACCAATTGGTCCAATTGAACCTTTCACATTCATAAGTAGTTCTTCTGAATCATCAGCATTTTTCATCTGACCTGCACCAACAGTTGCGATACTGCCGATTGCATATGTACCACTGTATGCATAGCCTTCGCCTGCTGTTGTGCCATAGTCACTACCAGTTGCATTACTGATATTAAGTGTTAGACCTGTGATAGGTGATAGACTTAGGATTGCTGAATGGTCTGTACTTGGCGAACCATTGCCCAATACATATGTAAAGTCAGTTGTATCGTCAATTGCGTCAAGCGCACTGTCTACATCACCAAGATCAAGTTTAAATGCATCATTAGCAATAGTAATACTGTTGCCGCCGTCATCATTGCCGTCTTGGTTAAGATTAAAATCTGCACCAAATGTCAAGCCTGTGTCTGTTGTAGTCTTTGCTTTAAAATTAATATCACCATCCATTGCTGTTGATGTTGTTCCGTCATTGTCCTGGTATGAGTATTCCATGTCGCCGCCGATGGTTACATCAGCCATAACAGGTGTTGTCAATACTGCTAGTAGCGCAGTAGTTGCGAGTAGTCTTTTCATTGTCTTTGATTTCCTTTTGGGGGTTAGTATACAGCTTCTGTACGCTGCTTTTTCTTATTATTATGCTTGCAAAAAGGTGTATTACACGAATAGCTTGGCGAAAACATAACAAGGTTATTTATAATGTATTATACTTAAAAATTATGTTAAATGCAAATAATTCTCATCTAGAGGTGTTTCTTTTACAACAGTGTTGCAAATTTGCAACAGTTTACAAACTCATAATTTCTGCCATCTCTGGATAAGTTTGTGCAAAATTTTGATTGCGTCTAAGATCAATAGCATCAATGTTACACCAAAACTCGTCATTTAAATCATTGTAAGTATCTTGCTTTAATCTGCCAGCTACATCTCTAACTCTTTCATATGGGCTAGAATCTAAGTAGTCTGTAATATGTTGTCTTTTATTTGTTGGAATATTAAGTATACTAAAGTATGCTGGAAAATCCACATAATTTAATTCATGTTTAAAATCTAGACTGTCTGCATAACTTATT